ACCCAAATACTTGTGTGCTGCCACTAGGATAGTCGAGTCCGGGACAAACATAGCATACCATAACAAGTATCCTGCGGCACTGGTTGATTTCCCCGTTTGTCTAGGCATTAGACTAATGGAGAATCTATAATTATGGTATGTATCTATCAGTCGTTGTTGATATTCAAACGGATGATATTGTATTGCACCCTTGGTTGGGTGCTGGATGAAAAAGTAATTGCTCATAAAATACTGTGGACCAGTTTCAGGATCGGCACACCGTGCGATTTCCAAAATTTGTTCTTCAGTATAAGACATCCGCTTGTACGGTGCCTTAATAATTGCCGTTTCTAGTTCTTTAGCCATGATAAGTATATTTAACTGTTATTCAAAATGAGCGATACACTTCTCTTAAACTCTGATTACTCACCTATTTCTGTTTTACCACTCAGCGTTATTGGGTGGCAACATGCTATTAAACTGATGTACCTGGGTCGTATTCATGTACTCGAAACTTATCCTGATTGGATAATTCGCAGTGAAAAACTGGCCATAAATGTTCCCAGTGTAGCAGTGACTAAAGATTACTTTCATTACAAAAAAGCAGTAAAGTTCAGCAGATACAACATGTACATGCGTGACTTGTTCAAATGCCAATATTGCGATGATGTGTTTGATTGGGAAGAATTAACCATTGATCATGTGTTGCCCATCAGCAAGGGTGGCAAAACCACATGGACCAACTGTGTTACTAGTTGCAAAAGTTGCAATCATCGCAAGGGCAGTTCAACCAATATCTTACCCAAGATCAAACCCTACAAGCCGGATTACTACAGCTTAGTTAAAAAATGGAAAGACATGCCGTTCTCTGTTAAACAGGCCAGTTGGAATCAGTATTTAGGAACGTCTAAGCCTGTTCACCGGGCAGCGGCCTAGGACGATACTCGGGATGTGCCTTTAAGTATTCTTCAATCTTGCTTTCTAAACTGCCGTTTAGATAAGGCTTGGAGAAGTTGATAATAAACCACAGGTCAGTGCCAGGACGAGCATGATACTTTTGCATCATGTCATTACGCTCTTTGGCAGTAGTACTGATATTGCTGCCCACTGGGCTAGTAATACCAGTTTCAGAGGCTTGTGGTGTTTTGATATCTAATCCGCTGACTGCACCCGCACCATTGTCGCCCATATCTTCTGCAATGGGCATACCAGCTAAGCGTTTGAGTTCGTTTAATTCGTGCGGATCAATGAAAGCGTCCGCATCACCAGTTTCTCCTTGGTGTACAAAGTTTTGACTGGTTATGCGATACTGTTTCATTTGACTTTCTTAATACTTTCGTATTCAGCAGCCAAACGTGCTTCTAATTCAACTGTGCTCTCTTTGATTGCACCAGCTCCATTTTTAATTGGCATCTTACGTGCAGGCTCAGTCATACCATTGTCGCCCATTGGATGTGGGGGATACATACGTTTCTCACCAGTATCACCTTCGCCAGGATTCATAGTGCTTTGCTTCATACTCTTGTATTCTGGCTTAGGAGCATTCACTGGCTCTTCTTTAGGCTCGTCAACTTTTACTGTTTCTTTAACAGGCAATCCAGACAGTTTCATAACTTCATCTAAATCGCTAGTGTCAGTATAGTGCTTGCCGTCTAGTTCAAACTCGCCACCTTTTTCGGTATTAGCAAGTTTACCAGTGAAAGCATTACCTTCCATTTCTGGTTCTTCATCTAAGTTGCTGTTGTCAGTATAGTGCTTGCCATCCAATTCAAATTCTCCACCTTTGGGAGTTGATTTCAATTTACCAGTGAAAGCATTACCTTCTTCGACATCTAGACCTGCTAGGCGTGCTAGTTCATTTAGTTCTTCTTCAATTTCATTTGTAGGATGTGTTTTACGCTCTAGGTCTTTGAGCATTTCCTCATCGCTAGGATGACCAAACTTGTCTAGAGCTTTTTGTCCCAATTGTTTAGCACGGTCCAACATGCCGGGCTTAGGTGCAACAGGAGCAGTAGCAGGAGGAATAACTGTTTCCATTTCTAGTTGCTTGTGATGATTGCGTAGATCCATACAGTCACGTAGGAAGTCACTGCACTCGCCAGTCATTTTGTATTTGTTGTAATGGTCGTTGAGTGTGCTCATACACTCGTCCATGGTCATACCGTGTTCTTCAGCCATGCGTTTGAAGTTGGCTTCTAATAGGATACGGCTTTCGATTAATGTCATTGATTCAGCGATGCCACGCTTGGCTTTCTTTTCATCTGCTTTGAAAGCAGCATCAGCAGCTGGATTACGTGATGTATCATCGTTTCTTGCACCAGGCACATACTTGCCCTTACCTTTGGGAACAGTACCGCTAGTACGTCCAAATGGATCGCTCATCTTGCTGTATTCTGCAGGCTTTTCTTGTGTGGGACGACCACGTTGTCCTGTTGCAACTTTTTTCTTTGGTGCATCAGCATTGGGATCAACTTCGTAGCCGTAGTGTCCTTTATGAACATGTCCGCCTTTAACTGGTACTAATTGTCCTTCTGCCATGTCTTTTTCTTCTTTGCTACTATACTTGGCACGAATGTTTTGCATAGTTTTTTCACTCTTGTGTTCTTGTCCAGCTTTACGCAATGCTGCCATTCCGTCTTTGCCGTACTTTTTATTGCCCAAGTAGGCTTGTAGTCCGGATTCTTCCATGTTGTGCTCAGTACATGTACCTTCTGCACACATAGCGCACTCGTCTTTTTTGTTTTTGTTGTCTAGCATACCACGCTTGTTAGCAGTTGCCCAGGCAATGTTTTCTGCTTCTTTGTCACTGTGTCCAGCTTTCTTTTCACTGGATTTAACATGAGCAACCATACGATCAACTTTGGCACCTTCTTCGATATCTGTTTCTTCTAGTTTGCCAGCTTTGGCCATTTTTGCTTTCACTGCACCAGCAACACGCTCGCCAGCGGCTTTACTACCATATTCTTTAGCAGCTTTATCAGCAACTGCTTTAAAGCCAGTAGTCTTTCCATTGTTGTGTTTTCCCAAGTCACGCTCAACAGCAAATTGTTCTGCTAGACGTGCTTGTACTTGGCCAACGCCATCAACGATACTGCCACGTGCTTCTACACTTTCGCGGATTGCCTGTGCTTTATCTTTGATGATTTCAGCAGGGGTCGGCTCCAAGGACTTTAATTTGCCTAGGATACTGTAAATGTTGTCGTCTGGATGATTCTTGCTCATTTTGTTTTCATTCCTTTTGTTCCGCGATATACTGTATTTTGTTTTGTGCCAACAGGTGCCACATCACCTTGTGGAAGATCATTGGTTGTCTTGCCTGTGGTAACTACTTTGTCACCATCAGTTAAATCATTGCCAGCAACTTCAAATTTACGTGTGTGTTTTTCTAGCTCAGCAATCAAACTTGTGATGCGTCCATGTCCTACTAGTGATTGTGCTCCAGGAACATCTTTTAATTCTGGTTCGTCTAGTAGGGCACCCGTTTGGTCTTTGCCCAAGTTTTCTGCTTCGTCGGTATAGTTGGCTTCATTTAGATTGCGCACATTGATCCAATTTGGATTTAGTTGTGCACGCTCTTTTAGTGTCTGCATGATAACGATGTTGGTAGTTGGATATGCCAACTTGACATCAAACTGCCAGCACTCACAGGGTCCGCCCCAATTTGGAAATTCTCTGTGTTCCTGTATTGGATGACTTTTAACTGCACTGATGCTTTCCAATTGGAATGTTTCTAATGCGGCTTTGATCTTGTCCATCACTTCGCCAACAGGGTTTATTCCAGCAAGTTTGATTCTAAACTCACTGGGCTTGCTTAATTCAAAGATGTAAGTCTGAAAATTTTTCAACATCATTATAATCCTATATTGTTATATTTAGCCAGAAAACGCTATTTGTCTTTCTTGGCCAGTATCGATTTTAGTAGTTCATTACGATCTAGTATTACGCCTTGCCCTTCTATTGCTTCTTCAGCAGGGTCTTTTTTATCTTTACTAATCTGGTGATCTAATCGGGCTTTTTGTAGTTGCAAACTGATCATGCGCAACTTTTTATCCATTTTGGCAGTTTTGGCAGTAATAGCATGCCCCAGCATTACTCCTGCAGTTTGTAGGATAACACCACTAAAACGTGGCTCTACATTCATACCCAAATCTATTAGGTCTTCGGCTTTTTGTTTGGCTAGATTTGCTAGTTCATCCAGTTCGCTATCGCCAGTGTCTAAGTCTCTGACCAAGGGTAGTGCAGCATCAATTTTGCTGATGGCACTATCTACTTCAGTGATCAAATCACGATTTTCATCAATGATAGCCGCAGTTTCTTCCGGCGTTGTGTTAGGAGCAGGGGCTAAATTTAGTAGTTCTTCTAAACGTTTTGTCATACCAATATTTACCGCTGGGCATCTACGGCATGTTGATAACTATTGATCATTATTTGTTCAAACAGGGGGCTACGCCATTGTCCGTGCACTATCATATGAAAGCGTTGCTCGTTGCTGTTGTTCACTACACAATGCTGGTAATGGTTATTAAACAAAAACGTACTTCCGGTGTTTTTAAACGGTACTGTGCCTAGCTCTGTTGTTAGATAGCAATTGTCGGGATTGTTTAAACTGATGTTTATGGCCGCAGTCAGCATAGGATTAGCATTGTCTGAATGTGGTTCAATGTATCCACCAGGTTCTACCAACATGAATCTCACACGTTGATATCTAATGTAAGGAAATATATTTTTGAAATAGTTATGGGTAACAGGACATTGGTCAACAATTTCAGTCCATTGATAAATTGATTGATCTCTAGCGTCTAATCCATAGGCATTTGCAGCATCAGTCTTTTCTGCGCCGAAGCCGTGCACACACAAACTGCGCCATCCGTAACTGTCACCTTCTCGATGTGTGACAAATTGCGGCTCTAATGCCTGCGCTTCTGCCAACATCTCAGCATAGGGAGCATCTATCAATAGTTCTAAATATGGTGATGGATTATTATTTTGTAAGAATCTAAAATTGTCAGCAGCTATTTCTGAAGGAAACGGCCGATATTGATAGGTATTATCTTTATTATCAACATGGAATTTTTGTGCTAGTGCTTGGCTGGTCATTTTTTACCTTGTATCCAGAGATCACGTTCTGTGATTATACGAAAACTTAAATTTTGTGCTCTACAATATGCCCTGGCTGCTTCCCATTTGGCCATATTTAATATGGCTGCAGCCTGTGCCCTTGGACTCTTTCCAGCTTCTTGTAAACTGGTTTCTTTTGTGGGTTTAATTTCCCAAACTTCTCCGTGTGTTTTACCACTGGCATCAACAAACATAACAAAGAAGTCGGGCACATATATAGTATTTCGATTAGTAAATGGATTACGATAATTTATGTGTAGAGCTTCGCTTGCCCATTGGAGTATGCTAGGATTATTATCACACATACTCATAACCGCAAATTCCCACGAACTTCTGTATGTGGGACTTTTGTTGCCTACGTATTTTTCAGGGTTCAATAATTGATATTTACCCTGTGCATATTTGCTCATATTTGATTAAAGTATAATACTTCTAGTTACCAGACTATTTGTCTTTGCGCCTGTATTTACACCTAATATACTTGTTGGCACACGAGATATATTTAAGAAAGCAATCAAATAGTTGTTTAACTGTCCTTTTGGCATAGCCCGAAATTGCGCCAATATAGTCAAAGGGTCTGTATTCTGTGCCAACGCAGTGGCCATTACTGCGCTAGCAAGATTATCTGCTGCTGCTTTAGTCGGACAGTATTCTTCAAAAAAAGCAATTAGTGCATCGTTGGTATTTGCCGAAGTTGCAAAACTAGTAGCATACAAATTGTTATAATATTTTTGTGCGCCTTGCGCTGCCGAAGTAGCAGTTAAGTTTGGTCCGCCAAGGTTAGTAGCATTTGAAGATTGTGTTGACATAATATTATGGTGGGCCAATTACCGCACTGGTCGTTGATGATGATCCATCGTTTTCGTAATAAACAGTAGTCAAAGGTGTATTAACTGCCAATGGTGAATAAGAATTTTCAGCATTGTTTGTTGAGCTGGGACCAATATTAAATGCACTTTGTAATCCAGATGGCAGTTTGGCTGCAAAATAACTGTTGTTGAAGTCACCACTAGCAACTGCCTGTACCCCTTGATTGATATAACTAACTCCACTGCTGATTGCCCCAGTTATAGGATCTATCACTGTCTTATTAACATAGTCCACCCCTTGGCTAACTTGTCCAGCAATATAATTAGAAGCAGCATTTACTGCGGTACCTACTACAATATTAGTTACGCTATTTTCAATAGTTTTTAGTAACTGATTTGGATTTGTTGCTGCGGCTGCTAATAAAGTACCAGTTTGTCCAAACTTACTTGCGATAAGTGAAGCAGATTGTGCTGCACTCAACCCCACTGGTATGCCGGCAGATCTAAGAGCACCTGTTAAAGTTGCATTTTGTCCTGCAACTAAAGAACCGCCAGTGAAATTAAAATTAGCGTTTTGGGATATACTTGGAATGTTGTATCCACCGTTGTTGGGCTGAATTGCCGACATACTGTTTTGTAAATTAGCAAGAGCAATCGAAATACTAGTTGATGATCCAGTGGGGCCATTTGATCCTGTTACTGCTGATGGCGTCGGTGGTGGTACCGGGGCATTTGCAAAATCTGTAACAATACTCGATTGGAGTCCTTCAGGTATGATACCTGTACTACCCCAGGGACTAGAGTTAATTGCGTCATAAGGACCACCTTGGTCATCATAATGCAAATCAATGAATCCCCCTGCAGTATTTTGTGTAACTGAACCTGAATAATATTTTACTGTTTCAAATTGCACAGTCATTTGATGTTGTAGCAAGCTGGTGTTTTCCCCATTGGCTAGCTCGCCGTGTCTGAAACTAGTTATAACTGGATTAATCAGTTCGTATTCGTCAAACTGTTGTTGATACAAACTGTAAATTCTAATAGCCTGTATATACTGATACGGTTGTAGTTGTAAAGAATATTGTTGTTGTATAGGATTGGGATTACTTGGTTGTTTTGGACTATAGCCCCATCCCATTGTTGGGCGACTTTGATATTTCGAAGTTGCTCTATATGTGCTGTCTACATAGTCGCTGTCTCTGTAATAAAAACTATAATAGTCGTACCAAAAATTCAATATGTCATCTGATTGGTCATCGTGAAAAACCATAGTAATAGGATCATACTTGATAGAATTTTGCACATAATTTTTTCGATTGTATGCATTATGTTCTTTTACTTGTATGGTATATTTTGGTAAATCGACGCTTTTAACCAGCATGCCCATTTCTTGAGCAGTTACGTTTGTAATATTACTAATATCAGGATCAAAGTCAAATTCAACATAAAATAAGAATCCATACTTAGGACTCAGTCTGAATTGACTGTCTGTAAATATTCTTGCCGCGTGTTGATAGTCGCGTAAAACTGTGGTCATATAGTTTGGTCCCGATACTATAATATTTAGTCCATAAAAAAACCCGGATTTTAAACCGGGTTTGATTTTGTTCGTTACAAACTATTATGGTAAAGCAGTTACACCAGGAGTTTGTGTAACTACGGAAGTACCGATTCCGCCACCTACTGTTTGAACTGCGTTATCAAATTTGATTGTTAATGCAATTGTTACAGGATCGTTGCTGTTGTAGTTCATATCACCGTAGTCAACTTGACTCAAGAAACATCCATCTAGTTCCCATGACTCGAGAATGTTAGGTTGAGTAGTTCCGTTGCCACCATCCAACATATCAAATGTAAGTTGGAATTTGTAGTTAACACCGGCGCTTGCACTTGCTTGTTCTAAGAAGTCAAACTGTTTCTGAACTTGTTGTCCGACTAATGTACTGACAGCACCAGTGGCATCGTCACGTAGATTAATTGTGGTTTCTTGCCACTCAGGCTTACCTTGTAAGTAAATCTTTGAGTTATATACATCAAGAGTAATTGGATTAAAGTTAACGCTGGGACGTTTAATATCCATCACTTGCTTGGTAAGTTCTGTAGTACCATTACTTGTTCCAAAGCTAATAAAATTAGCGCGGAATCTGTATTTTAGTTTTGGCATCAACAGGCCTTGCGGGCCCGATTGACTGCCACTTAGTGGTACTGTGAAATTATTTAAACTTGCTACTGCCATATTCTTCTCCTGTTATCCTTATTTATCTATATTAGGTTGACGATTTACCTAGGCTAGCAATCGTTCCGGGATTGTAGATAGCAATAGGAATGTAAATAAACTCAACATCTTTCATTGGTTCGATTGCAACATCAACATACAGTTGGTTGTTAGCAATTCTTGATGATGTATTGTTGCTAGTGTCACAAATTACCAAGTAGTCATATAGGCCACGCAAACTCATTACGTTATTAAGCGCACTTTCAATTTGTGTAGCAATAGACTTACGTGTAATTGCATCATTGGGTTCAAACAAATATGCATTGCTCACGCTTGCAAATATTTTACGTAGATAGTTTTCTAAACGAACTACATTAACACGATTACGTGCAGTGGTATCACCGCTACGTGTTTCTTGTCCCCAAATCACTAGGCCTGTGCCAGGCAATTGTGTAATTGGGTTAATATTCAATGTGTACAATGCATCACGTAGACCTTGGTTAATACCATTGTGGATAAATGATCCAGATGTAGCATCAACATATCCAATGTCGTTTAGATTACTTACTAGTCCACGATTAACACCAGCCGGTGCAAACCATTGATAAGCAACTTGATCATTATACAAATATGTACGCAATGCAGCATGACTTGCTGGTACTGCTACAGTATTACCTGCCAAGTCAGTTGTTAGACCAGCTGGAT